ACCCACACCATTTGGTGTAGAAAGAATAATAGCAGAACCACCCGTTGATAGAGTTGATTGTGCTGATAACCAAATTTCATCGATATCTCTAATGAATGCCGCCTCATCCACAACTAATAGTGATAAGGCTTCAGAACGTCCTGCATCTGGAGAAGATGCGATTGCTTTTACTTGCGAACCATTCTTTAATTTAAGTGATAGTTTGTTATCTTCAGCCGCAGCCGTTCCACCATCTCTTAACCATATAGGTAATAAATCGTGCATAACCCTAACCTTTTCTACAAGGTTTTTAGCTACCGTAACTTTTGTTGCAATAACCAACGCATTGAAATCCTGATTGAATATCATTTTCCAAAGAATGAATCCAGCCGATAGAGTTGATAACCCTAATTGACGAGATTTAAGGATAATATTAAATCGGTTTTCTTTAAAGTCCGTTAAACAATCCTCCTGGAAAGGATAAAGGTGAAAGGGAATTTTCCCCCTCACCGGATGTTGAATAACACAATACTTTTTCATAAAGTAAATGGGGTCAGCCGCACATTTACGATACTCTTCAGCAATTATTTCTTTTAGACTTTTCGTTGGTTTCCCTTGAACTGCCATATTATTTTCTTAAACGGATTTTCCAATAAACACCGCCATTGATGTAAGGAGTCAATCCACCATTTGTACCATCTACTACTCTATTAGCAACACCAATACCTAAATTAAATATTTTATCAGATTTTGTATTAAGTAATATTCCCATACCTACATGCGATACAACATCTTGTTTGTTAAATCCACCTTCAAATCCGTAGAATACTTTTGTTTTAGGCAATTCTTTTACGATTGTAGTTTCTTTAATAGTTCTTTGCTTTACATTTGCATTAAATGTTCTACCCAATATTTTGTTTTGTGAAATAGTGTCGGTTACTGCAATTGTTCCTAATGAATCAGGTAATACCAATACATCTTTGTATAATACTTTTGAATAATAATCTTTTAATATTGCGTTAGTATCTACATTTACAGGTACTTTAACTTCTTTTTCTACAATTGTTTCGTGATAGATATCTTCACCTTTTTTTGTTACTACTTTAGTTTTGATTACATCAATTGTATCAATTTCGTGTTTGATAACTTCATAAGCCTTACCATTTACTCTAATAGTTTTTCCCGGCATAACCCCACCTGGGTTAAATAATTCCAATAATACAATTGCTATTAATACTACAATTGCAATGTTCTTAATGTTTAAGAATTTTTTCATAATTTAGTTTTTTATTAATTCCGAATGATTTAATTCCCGTAACTTATTTTCTAATAGTGAAATACGTTGAATTAATAATTCTATTGCCGTATATGCACCATCAATATCGTTTTTAATATCAGATTTTACTTTTTCAATATCAATATCCCATTGCCATTTACTAATAGTTCCATCTTCATTAACCATTTCAACTTGTTGTTTTATACCATCCAATGCCTCTTCATATTGTGCTTTTAATTCTCTAACTTGAGCCAATTTATTTAAAGATATTTTATAATCTTCATAAAAAGGCCAAGTTCCATCTGCTCTTAAAACACTTTCCTGCTTTGCCAAACAAGTTGCACATAATCCTGTTTTAACAATTAATTTCTTATCAGCGGTACTATATTTTATAGTTTTACAATCTTCCGCTGAACAGGTTGTTATTTTTTGTAAGAATTCTCTAACCTCATCCATTTTAGTGGAATTAATTCTAAATCCTTCTTTTTGTTCCCACTCTTTACCTTCGTTATCAACCCACTTTTCACCAACTTCTCTCTTCTTTTCGGCTTCTTTTTCATAACCAAATACATTCTGATTATCATCGGTTCTACCAAATACCGTATCTATAATTAGTTTACGAGATTTGTGAATGTGTTTGTTTTTTTCTTCAAAACTTTTTCTTTTTGCCATAATTCTTTATTTAATAACCTTTGTATATATGTATATATATAATTTTTTATTCGTAAAAAATACCTAATATCTGATTTAATGGTGCGAATGTGCCTGTAAGTTTGTAAGTATTTCCTTTGTAAACAAACACAATACCTTCGTTTGGAACTATCTTATCTTTACCACCAATACTAGCTAATCTACTCAATTCCATTTTTAATTTAGCTATTTTAGATGGGTCACCACTTCCTCTAACTTTTTCTGCGGTTGATTTTAATCTATCCTTCATATTACGAACTGCCGCATCTGGGTTTACAGTTAGAACTGAACCCATAAATGAAAGAACATCTGCCCCAACACCCAAAAATATTTCTTCAAATTGTCTAACATTATCTTTTTGTTGTTTTGCTACATTTACTTTATCGTGTTCAATTGCCCATTTTTGAGCATCTTTATCAGCAATTGTATTTAAACGGAATGATTTATCATAAAATGCCCATCTTCTTACTAATGCTTCTTTTTCTAATTTTTGTAATTTAACACCACTCTTATTTACAAAATCTTCCCACCATGCTTGATGATATTCCGATACACCATCCTTATCGGATAATTGGAACTGAAATTGTAGCTTTTGTAATTGAGTAAGGTACTTTGTTTGTTTTGAACTTAACTCCTCCTTTTTAGGTAGTTCTGTTACAGGTGGACCTTGTATTGTATACTTTGATTGAACATCAGCGTTTACTTGCTTAATCATCCCTGCTAACATCGTTGCTGCTCCCTGATTTGCACCAATAGCAACGCCCTTTTCATCATAACAAGTTGTATTATGGAATACTAACAATGCTTGTCCGTAAGGAATAACATTTACTGAAGTTGGCCATATTACTTCCAAATTCATAAAACATTTACCTTCATCAAATATCTTTTTTCGTTGTGCTTCAGATAATGAACTAATTGCTGCAGATAAATCTCTCATAGCAAAGTTGTAAGCATCGGTTAATCCACCTCTACCTGCGAACTTTGATGCCACATCTTCTATACCCATTGCATTTGCTCCGGCATTTTGTAAATGTCCTTTATTACGAGCCGCAATTAATCTACCATTCTTCCAACTGATTGCTAATGCCTGTCCATCAGTTTTCTCTCTTGTCAATTCTAAATTACCCGTTAATGCTCCTTTGATAATCTTTTTTAAATCACCAAAAGTTAAATCCATATCATCAAACGGATGTGACATATGGCCATATGCACCACCTTCGGATAATATTTCTTTAGATTGAGTTACCGATTCATGCAATACTTTACCACCATTATTGTTAATAAAGTTTTCAATATCAGCTTCATTCTTTGCAATCTCTACATTATGATATTTTTGTTTTACTTTTTGTATTTCTTTTTCATCTTCATCGGATGGAATAATTAAAATCTTTTCAATTTTAATATTGGTAAGAACTACTTCATTCCAATCTGATTCATAATATAATGTGTTAGCATTTGAATATCTATCCACAAATTCTTTTTTCTTACTCAACATAAACTTTTCAGCTGCTTCAAAATATTTCTTTATGAATTCAGCTTTTTCTGCATTTGAAATTGTACCATCAAAATATTCTTTCTGATATTTTTCTTTGTATGGTTTTAATTCAGGTGCAAAATTATAAACTTGGTGCATTTCTCTATTTGGATTTCCAAACATAGCACCTGGTTCAATCCATCTTCTACCTTGCTTATCAGGGTATGTCCATAAATCGTGAATACTTTGTGCCAATACAGTTCCTGTCATTGATACAATTACGCCACCCTTTGTCCACAATCCTTTACCTTGTGCAATTTTGCCAGTCTTTGTAGTTTTATTAAATGTAGAAATTGATTTTTTAGTTCCTTCTAATGCTGCTACTTTTGATAAATTATCAATATCTGTTACATGCAATGATTTTGCAACTATTGGGTCTACTAATTTTTTAACGATATTTAATGATAATGGAACTTCGCCATGTAAACATTTATCAAACACTTCGGTTTCCCATTTAAGTGCTTCATTTATAGTTTCTTTAAACGCAGATGATTTGATTTTATGCCAACCACCGCCTGGCATTCTGAATATTCTTGCAGGAATTCTGAATTCTGAACCTATTGGCAATTTACTTTGATATTTTTTATCAATGTGAATTACTTTAGTTAAAAATTCTTTTGTTTTGTTATCAGCTCCTAATAATTCTACTTCAATTTCAACAGGCTGTCCACCTATTTTAATTTTACCGGCAAATAATCCCTGTGTAAGTTCATTCACCAATGTAGGAGATGATGTTTTAAAATCATCCTTTCTCATTACGGTTTTAGCAATAACTTTATTTGCCATCTTTACAAATGGAATATTGATATCACTTCTATCATCTTTAACTACAATTTGATTGTATTTATCTAAAAATGATAAAAATTCCTTTTTGTGTCTTGCTAATCTTTTGAAGAACCCAGTCAATTCTGGTTCTGATATTTCTTTGCCATTACGAGTATCATTTACTCTATCGAAAAAATGATTACTAAATTCTATATCAGCAGGTGATAATTCTCTATCGGCATATTTTTCAACACTATTTAAATTGGATTGAGATAATTTTTCATTTAGATTTTTTTTTTCGTCTAAACCTAATTGGTCACCAACACTTGTAATATCTCTATATCCAAAATTTCTTAATTCTCTTGCTACATCATTTCTATTTGCATTTGGATTTTTACAAACTGCTACTCCAATTTTCTTTCTACCAAATGAGGATGCTTTATCCCACATTTTCATAATTGCTTTAAATCTCCAATCGTTTGAACCAACTTCATTTACATTTTCACCTCTTGGGATTCGGAATGTAGTTGCTTGTTTACCATTGATTGTTGGCATCCCATGGTCATCAGTTCCAATATCTTTAACAGTAACTCTTTTGTTTTTAAACTTACCCATTAAAACTTCATCACCTTTATCAACATCCACATTAACATCTTCGTTATATATTTGTTTGTTGATTCTACCATACTCTCTCATTAAAATTCCAGCAACTGAATGAGCTTGATTTTCTATTGGAGAACCATCTCTACCATCATTTACCGAATCTTTTATGAATCCCATTTCATCTTGCTTTCTATGAACCATTTCATGTGCGATTGTTCGTAGGATATCGGCAGTTAATCTTCCTTCAGTTGCAACATATATTGTTTTATCGGTTGGATTGTATCCACCTAAAGATGATTTAATATTACCATATTCTTTTCCACCAACTAATGTTACATTTGGAGTTTCTTGTAATTTTAATCTTTTAGTTGCAAATTCTACAAAGTGTTCTATATTTTGTTTTTTAGAATCAGATAAATCTTCTTTCATCAAATCCATAGCTGCATTTTTTGCATCCGATTCTGGCTTATTCTTTTTATATGATTCAATAGATGCCAACATTTGTTCATCAGTCATCTTAAATGTTCCCATTCTTTCACCTATTTTTTTCATTAGGTTCATCATCATAGTTTGTGGATTTGGTTGTACCGAATCCATACTTTCTGCAATTCCACCCGTTACAATACTCAACAATGCACCACCGACACCTGCTTTACTTGCTCCTGCGCCTACAGATTCAAAGGCAACATGTTTAATCATATCTTTACCTAAATGTCCTGCAAAATATCCACCTCCCGATGTAAACGCATGGGTTGCACCATGCATTGCCGCATGTCCAACACTTTGTCCCGCGAATGCACTTACATTTGCAGTTGTACCAAGTCCTTTAGCTGCTAAAGCTCCTACTCCAGCTCCAGCAACTGCCATACTAGCACACATAACAGCGGCATCCATTGCTGTTCCTTTTATTCCTTTTAATTGTTCACTTCTTTCGTACCAAGACTTTTTTGCTAATGCTAATTCTCTCGGAGATAAATCATCTCTGAATGCAGGTTCTTTTTGTGTTTTTGGTCTACCTCTCCAATCGGTTGCCTGTACTGGATTCCCATCTTCATCATGCACATCATGTCCGTGATGGTCTTTTTTATAAACAGGCACCTCTTTCATTTTATCTCCCCATCCATCTTCAGCTGAACCACTTTTAGTGTAATCAGACCAGTGTACCTTTTTACCAGTTTCTTCATCTGTTATTGTACCCAATTTACCTGAAGTTGCTAATGAGTACATCCCCTTACCAAATTCTTTATATTGGTCTACTTTATGTGCAATTACATGTCCAACCGCTTTACCTACTTTATGTAGTTTATCACCAGTCCAATCATTTAATTTTTCATACCAACCCTTTCTCATTTCGGATTCAGGGTTGTTAGCTTCATCAGCTGCTTTCTTATCATCATCGGATAAATCAGCCATAGCATGATTTAATTTCTCCTTTACTTCAGCAGATTTCTTTTCATCAGAACTCATTTCTGCAGAAGATTTTAATTCTGCTCCACTTAATTTTTGTTCAGGAGGAGGCGCTTGTTTTCCAGCATCTTCTCCACTTTTTTTATCTGCGGTTGGTTCTTCTTTCTTTTTATCTACTTTACCTTGAGCAGTTGCTCCTTTATTAACAGGTTGACCTGGTTGAGATGGTTTGGGTTCGTTAGCAGGTGCATCGCTTGGTCCTTTAGCCATATGCTTTTGCTTTTCAGCAGCTGCTTCAGCGGGAGTCAATGCTCTTAACTTACCATTTTCAGACTTATGAGTAGCAGGTTGTCCTTTATCTTTACCATAATATCCTCCACCTAAATGGACTAATCCCATCTTTTCTCCTTCAGATTCTTCTTTGAAATATGTTCGAGTAAATTCTTCAAACATTTCTTCCATTGCGGCCCTACCTATTAATTCTGAAATAGGGTCATACATATCTTCTTTATTATACCAATCCGGCTCATTTGAAGGATGTTCCGTTTCATGTCTTGTAGGATGTGGTTCTGGTCTTAATTTATCAGTTGGATTAGTATTTACCGATTCGTTTAATTTACCTGTTATCATTTTAAAAATTTCTTTATCAAATTTTGGATATGCTTTTAAAAATCCCTTTTCTTTATCTTTACCATTTTTTCCTAACCAATTACGAACATCTGTTCCACTAATTGGATTTGATTCGGCTGGTACGGGATAAACATAACCAATTTCTTCATAACCATATCCAGCTTTACCATTATATGGTTTAAAATATTTACCTGCTAATCTATTTGCATCTTTCTCTCCAACTGCTGCAATATATTGAGTTGTTTTACCATCAAATTTAGAAAGTATCTCTTTTGGAGCATATGGATTACGAACTTGAACTATTTTGTCTGTTGGAATACCAAACATTGTATTCATTATCTTAACCTTCTCATTAAAATTAAATGGTGATTTTGGACCAGAAGTGTCGTTGGACGTGCCAATATAAACATTGTTTTTACCAAATTTTTGACATAGTTTTAAATAAGATAAATAATGTCCTTTATGAAATGGTTGAAAACGACCGGAGTATACTACTACGGTCTTTGTTACTTTCGGCTTATCTACTTCGTTCAAATTCATACATATAAATATTCCAAAGTTTAAGTTTAGAAGTTTTTATAAACAAATGGGTCTCTTTTTTTAAGTTCTTCCAATTTTTTCTTAATTCTTTTTTTCATTTTGTAACTATCGTACAAATTTTTCAGAAATTTAAATGGATTTATCATAATATTTCTATTTTTGGTTTACTAATTAAGTTTTCTTTGTTTGTTAATGCCAGAAAATGATTATGGTCTAATGATATTTTTTTACTACCAATATCATACATTAATTGTTTATTGTGTTTAATTCTGGGTATTAATTCGTTTACAATATTTTTAAGTTCTTCTATTGAATAACTATTTAATCTTTTTATTTCATCAAAAATCATATTAAGTCTAATATTTGGGTCTTTTTGACTATCATATGATTCATTTATAAATGGATGAAATGTTTTAAATCCCATTTGTTTTAAAAATTTCAAAGAATTGACAGGTCCTACCAATATAAATGGATGCCCATGTACAATTGGTTTCCAAATTTTTTCAGAAAGATATCCACTTTCTTCGTAAAATAAAGTTTCTGATACAATTGATATTAATGAATTTAAATATACTTCTTTATTTTCAAATCCATAACCCCACACATTATCTAAATTTGCATAATCTACTATTCTTGGTGATGTTGCTTTTATATAATTTATAAATTCATCGGATTCTTCTTTTCCCAATCTATTTAATAATTCATCCATTCCACCTTCTGTAAATAATGTAGCATCATAACTAATTAAATTATCTTCTATCAGATTTTCTTTCCATAAGAAGTGTAATACATTAGCTCTATGCATCCGTATTCTTCTATTTAAATTATTAAATTTATATTTTTTATTTTCAAAATTAGAAACTTCATCCATTTCTAAAAAATTATATGTAGTTTGCTTTTGTTCTTCAGCCCAAAAACTATAATCATCTTGATTTAATTTTTTAAAATACTCTTCTGCTTTTGAATTTAATGACCAACAAAAATGAATCAATTTTGGCATAGATGAACCCCAAATTGGTCTCATCATTCTTTCTAAATTAAAATCATTATGGCATATAATAATTTTATCAGGTGGTAAATTTAAAGAATTTAAACATTTATATAATTTTATTAATTGATATTTTGAAATATTACCATCAATTACATAATTAATAACCAATTTTCCTCCCCAATCTCTAATCTCTTCTAGTGTTTTCGATGGTATAAATTTTGAAAATGGAATATTATGAGAAGTTTTATTTAATCCTAAAAAATTTGCAATATCACCATATGGTTCTATTAAATAATACCAATCATAGCAATTACCACGCTCTCTTTCTCTTATAATACTATGAACAGAACGAGTTTCTATTCCAAAATAACCTGGTTTACCTTCTTCATCATTTAATTGTACATTAAATCTTGCATTAAAAACAGACCAAATGGCTTTATGCTTTTCATTAAAATAATTTTCAGATGAATCAAAATTCCAATCAGTATGATATGCAAAATCCAAATATCTTGGATTTAAACAATTTGGTACTTCATTATATGGAAATAATATATCATACCCAACTACTATTTTTTGTTTACTATACATAATATAATTCAGGATATTCTACTAATAGATGTATTCCACCATTTTCGGTAGCGTATTTATAAGCTAAATCTATATCGGATGGAGTTTTTAAATCGTGAAATTCAATATTTTTACAAATTGATTTAAATTCATCAAAATAATTACCTTTGTGTTGATGACCAGGGTCAAGTGGTTTATCTGAACCCTTACCCAATCTAATAATCATATTCATTCGTTTACCAGTCATTGTTTCAAATTTATCAACATGGTTTACCAATTGATTTGTTGCTGATATGATAAAATCCCATCTAGGATAAAATGTAACTACTCTATTACCAGCCATTGCTAATCCTAAACTCATTCCCATTTGAGTTTCTTCCATAACGGGAACTTCAATCATTTTTTCCTTTAAAACACCATCTAATGTAGTACTCATTGGATTTCCAGCATAAACTATTTGTTGTCCAATAAATATTGTATCATTTAACTTTGCTAATGTAGTCATTGCATTAGTTAATGCATCTTTATATGGAGAATATTGCGGTGTACTCATAATATATTTTTTGTATTTTTAATATTTTCTATAATGCTATTTGCTATAATTTTATGACATTCTAATGAAGAATGGTTATCATTTGGTGGAGTATTTCCAAAATATTTTTTATTTTTAGAAATTTCGAATTCACTTTCAAATTCCATCAAATCGATTATACTTTTAAAATTTAAATTGTTGTAATTTAATTTTATAAGTCTATTTGATAAAAATGTATCATTTGTTATGTGTGGGAAATATTCATTTGTCCAACATAATAATTTTGTTTTTATTTTAAATTTACTTTCATAAAATAATAATTTATTTTTAATATATGTGATATTTGAAATAATAAATGAATTATACCAATCATCAAATGATATATTTGATTTTTTTAACCATTTATAAAAAATATCAAAAGTAGCACTATCTGATGAATTGTATACACCATTTTCAAAAATTAATTCTTTATCATCATAAATTATTTTATATGGATTTCTCATAGATTGACTAGTTTGAAATATAATAAAATTAAAATCCATTGGTTTAAATTGTTCTGGGTATAAAAATCTATTGATATCTCCCTCACCTTTTAATCCTAATGTATTTTCTATAAATTCAATAGATTGATAATCAGTACCTCCATTATATTTTTTAACTACTTCAAATGTATTAAATTCATTTGCAACCAATCTTGCAAATCTAGTTGATTCCATATATTTTATTTGTGCAGGGGTTATATTTGATAAATTAAAATTATTAAATTTAATATCGGATAAATTTTTGTTATCTAAATCCGAATAGAAATATAACCCCTGTCCCCAAGTAAAGCTATCACCTGCAAATATAATACCACGCATAAATTTAATTATGGTCTTGAATCAGGGTTATATAAATGTTTATTTGCTTTATACCACTCAATTGTTTCTTTCAAAGCTTCTTTTAAGTTTCTCTTTGGTTTCCAACCTAAATCATTAATCTTTTTAGAAGATAATAAACGGATAGGAATCATTGGTGCTTTATTATTTACATATTCAATTGGGTTTGTATTATTATCCAATTCTTTAATTGTTGCAAGCGTTTCGTTGACTGTAAATCCTTCACCATAACATACATTGAAAATATCATATGTATCGTTATTTTCTGCTACAAAAATAAAACCATCTGCCATATCTTCAACATGCAATAAATCTCTTACTTCCGTACCATCACCCCAAACTGGGATTGGATTTAAACCATCTGCTACTTTACGGATGTTTGCCGGAGTAACATGGCACTTTTCAAAATCAAATTTATCATTTGGTCCAAATGCGTTAGAAGGTCTAACAATCAAACATTGCATTGGTTCGTGAATCTGATTAGAAAAGAAATCACATAACATTTCACCATATCTCTTCATACCACCAACTGCTTTATAGACAGGCAATAATGGAGTTGCATGAACATTTATATCTTCAGTACAAAATTCAGTTCCCATATCTGGGTATGTTGTATTTGATGAAATAAATAAAAATTTACGAACTTTGTTTTTCCAACTTTGTTCCATTAGATTCGCATTCATTTCCACATTTGGAGTAACATGTAATAATGGATTAAATTTTGTATCCAATGCATTTGATGTATTAGCTGCACAATGAAATACTACATCAACATCTTTACTGATTAATTCACAAAATTCTGCTGTTTGTAAATCGCCTTTGATATGTTCTACTTCGGATGTACCTTCGAAATCGTTTCTCAAATCTCTACTAAATGATGTTGAACGAAGATTTCTATATCCTTTCTCATATAGTAATCGTAATAAATGTGAACCAATAAATCCACTTGCCCCTGTAACTAAAATTTTGTCTGTTTTTTTCATATTATTGTTTTTTATGTATAAATGCACATATTGCATATCGTTCTCCTTCGATTACTTTAGTAACCTCATGCTCAACTGAATTTTGAGTATAATCTATTATTACAACTCTACCATATTCGGGTATTATTTTAATTTCATTTTTTAAAATTAAATTTCCACCATTTTGTTCATTATAATCCTTATTAAGATATATTAGTATGCCCGCAATTCTATTTAGGTCTTTACCATCAATATGTGGTACTATAAAACACCCCTCATTATATAGTGTTATGGAATCTAAAATTTGAATATCTGTATTATCATAGTATTTTGAAAAAACACTTTTTAATAAATTTGAAACTTCGTTTGATTTATCGTATGTAGCGAACCATATTTGCGCTAAATTATCTTTGGTTAATATTTCATTTTTTACTTTATTTAAATTTGAAAAACTATCATATGGCACATAGTGGTCAGATTTAATATCATTATACGAAACTTTTAAAGTATGAAAGTTATCTTTAGATATTTTATCATAAATCAATGAAAGAAGATTTAATTCTTCTTCATTTGTTATATCAAATGATGCATATCCTTTTTCTAAAATTTCGTTTTTCATAATTTACAAAGATAAGAAAAATATTTCATATTACCAAATTAAATTAAATTCCATTTAGAAATAACTTCTTTAATAAATTTATTATACATCCTAGCAGAAACATGTCCCAATGGATTTCGCCATTCTTCATAATTATCTATCATTTCTTGGATAGATTGAAAAGCTATTCCATTTTTAGATTGCTCCATAAACAATACATTATTATAACCATTTGGAATATTTTTATCATCTATGTTAAAATTTCTAATAGCCCATTCTATTACACCACCATATCTATGTAAACCTTCTTCTTCGTAGAACCAAAATTTATCCCAATCTATCATTTCAAAATAATACTTTAAATATGGGTTATCGAAATACTTCATATCATCATTCCAAGTGTTTGGAATATATTTATTTACCAAAATTTCTTTTAACTGATTGTTGGATGTATTTGAAGTTCTAAAATCAGGAAAACCACCGCCATTCAAACAATTTAATACATATGTATCCGAAAAATTATTGGCTATATTAAACATTTTATATTTTATACCATTTGATTTTAAATACATTTGCAATAGATTAATAGTTTCTAAAAAAACCAATAATCTTTCCTCATACGAATGTAAATGGCCTAAATATAATTCTGTAAATTTTTTCATTGGATTATTAATATGGTCCATACCAAATCCACCTGATAAAAAATAATATCCGTTTTCTCCTATTTCATTTTTCTCTTCTACAAAATCATTGATATGGGCATAATCATCATTCCATCTTCTACGATGTTGCTCTAATTTTAATTTTGGATTTTCTAATTGCTTAGATGGTGATACAAAAAATGCATTTCTATAAAATGAAGACCATTGTACTATAACCGATATATCATCCGTAGATATACCTTGTTTTTTTAATTTTTCTATTTTATAAATTATAGTTCTAGCTATTACCTGATTATCATTTGTAACATTTGCTACATTGATAACATTTATATCAGGATACATTATTTGAATTTGATGCGGATAATAATAAAATTCACGCTCCGAATCAATATCTCTACCATCTTCGGATATAATATTATTATCCGTTACATCTATGTTAATTCTACCGGCTCTAGTAAATGAACATCCACATGTTACCAAATGCTTCATTATAATCTACTTTTATATTCTAAAATTGATTTTGTTAATCCTTCCTTTAAAGATGTTTGTGGTAAAATTCCGTATTGTTTTTGTTTTTTAGAACCTAAACATCTGATTGGGTCTCCGTTTGTTTTTGTAGAATCCCAAACTATATTTTTAGTTTTACCTGTGATTTCAGTATAACATTCAACAATTGTTTCAATTGTATCTTTGATTGATACTGCTTCTGCACATCCAAAGTTAATAATATCTCTAACTTCTTTCTTAACTACATCAATCGATGCTTGTGCCACATCATCACCAAATACAAAATCTCTTTTAGATGAACCATCACCCCAACAAACCATATCATCCCCTTCTACATTAAATAACTTCCAAATGTTAGAAGAGATTACAGTTGCATCTTGTGCAAAGTTATCGTTTGTTCCGTAGATGTTAGATGGTCTAATTACAGTCCAATTATCCCAACCATACTGAACTCTCAATGAATCCAAAGTAAGTTCTCCCATTCTCTTTGTCCAACCTGGATGCCAATCTAAACGAGATGGAGTTGATGCCCAAGTTTCTTCTTGTGACCAAATATCTTCTTCGTTCATTACATCCGCTGGCTTATAAACTCCAACCGATGAAAGATACACAAACCAATCAACTTTTGCATCAAACGATGCTTTAATCATATTGGTATTAAACATTAACATTGGAAATAAATAATCCGCAGGTTGTGTTGATGAACGAGCAGGTGAACCTTTAACTCCTGCAATATGTAATACAATATTAATATCATTCATTGTAAATAATTCTTCACAATGTGATAAATAAGTTAAATCAGTTTTTACTAATGTCAATTTCCCTTGCGGATATTGTTTTTGTAAAAATTCTAAATTTTCACTAAATTTAAGGTCTACTGCATATACCTTATCAGCACCTTCTTCTAAACATTTTTTAACTGCTGGCAATCCTACTAATCCATTTGCCCCTGTAACTAAAATCTTTTTTCCTTTGAATTCCATATTTTTTTTATTTTTTGTAAACTATTTTCAAATACATTATATTTTGTAAATGATAATAAATGATTCCTATTGTATATACATATATCTTTGCAAGATAAAAATAACTCATTCATATCGTCAATTGACATTTTTGATAACCTCAATATTTCATCCGATGCTTTCTTAAATCGTTTATGCGAATCTTCTTCATCATCATATGATTCATCGATTATATGCGAAAATGTTTTGAATCCCAATCGTTTCAATTCAGCCAATTGACCATTTGATGCTAATATTATAAATGGTTGTAAATTGATTATTGGATGGAATGTTTTTTCTGATATAAAAACTACATTGTTTGTAAATGTAGTTTCAGTTACGATATTGATTATCGTATCTTGGTAATTTTTTTTAAAATAAGTCGTTGATGTTGGAAAACTTGACATAGTACTTTTATCTTTTAAAAATATTGTGTCAATTTCTATTGGTAATTTTGATGTAAATTTTGTATGTATATCATCGTATGAATCAAAATCCGATTGACTCATACATTCAATAGCCTGCGTTTGTTCTTCTGGTAGATTTAAAAATGTAAAATATCCTAAATCCCATAGATTATATTTTTCCAAAAGTAATCCCAAAGAATATCGGTGAGGTCTATTTACTTGCCTATTTAACGATAAAAAATGTTTTGTTTTTTTAAAATTAAAAACATCATAATCAACTATTTCATTTTGATATTCAAATTCCCACCCTTCCACTACTTTGTTTTTTAAAAATGTTTTCAAAGATTTTGCTGAATTGGATAAGAAAAAATGGTCAGATATATAATTTATCTTAGATGTATTTTTTATGTTATTTGCACTTGTTAATATAAAAAAATTAGATATATCAATATCATTTTCATTGCACATATTTTCAATAAAAATATTAAATGTAGTATCGTATAGTGGTTCTCCAAACCAATTAAATATTACAATTAATTTGCCTTCTTTTAATTTTAATAATGCTTCTTTTGAAATATTTTTAATAAAATTATCACCATAATATACAGGTGGAGTGTACGATTCGCATAAATACGCCAATACATCATCATTATTTATATCAGTAGTACTTAATTTAGATGTTTCTACATATCCTCTATATACAGTTCCTAATAATTTTTCAGTATTTCTTTCCATTTCAAAATGATTCCAATGATAATCATCGGAACACTTTGAATTATAATTTGAAATTTCATCAATAGATAAATTATTTGGCAATATTCTACCAAATTTATCTACATTTTCAAAATAAAATTTAAAAGGCAATCCATTTTCCAGTTCCATAATGCGGAAATTTTGATTTATATTTATAATATATTACATCGGATGGTACTTCTCTTTTTTTATTCCAAGTTGCTTCCGTTGGTGTGTAGGTTGAAACATCATTATCTTCGACTACAAAATAAAGTGGTAAATCAAAGTTTCTTGCGTATTTATGAACCTCATAGAATATACCACTTTCAAAAGACATATCTCCTATGAAACACCAAACTTTCTCATCACTTCCTTTTTCTTTTAATCCCATTGCTACACCTAATGCAATAGATAAAGTTCCACCTACAATCGCAGATGAGTAAAACTTTTCATCAAAATTACATAATGTTATAGATTTTCCTTTAAGAATTTCCTCCTCAATCCAAACAGGACACACTTCTTTTAATAAAGCATGATAGTGAGAACGCCATGTACTGAATACCCAATCATTTTTAGATATTCGTTTAAATATCTCAATTAATTGCTCTTCATTTCCATTTGATAAATGAATAGGTCCTCTAATTTTTGCATCTTCCCAATGCTTTACTATAAGATTTTCAAAATCAATTAATGTTTGAGCAGTTTGTTCAATATCTCTTACAATTGGATATTGATTTAAATTTTCTATCATATAACTTTTGTTTTTAAATTTTTTATTCTTTGATAAATTATATCTGCTACAACATTGTGTCCTTCCAATGAAAGATGTAAATCAGGAACAGGACAATTTAGAACATCTATTAATCTTAATTTGTTTTTTTGTGCATATGAACCCAAATTATCACCATCAAATTTAATAAAATGTTCTGATTCTGCAAATTGAGTATAATCACCATCGTATGATAACCATAGTGGATACACTCCTTTCCTTTTTAACCAAACAGTATATAATTCTATATTTTTTTCAATATTTCTTAATGCAATATCTTCATTATATACAAATGATAGATAATTTTTATAATATTCATATAAATGCGAATATTCTTTTTTATTTTCAAATGGTGGTTCTGAAAAATTTAATTTATTTAATTTTTTAAATTCTTTTGTATAATCGTAGTAAACATGTTGCCTGGAAAACATCGTAATCTGTCCAATGAATAATACATTATTAACTACATTTTTATTTTTAAAATAATTGTATGTTTTATCAAAAATTAAATCGTTTGATGACATAGATTCCGATAAGTTTATATAATCACATTTTAATAACTTAGCTAAATAAGCTACATAATTATTATTTGCTTTATATTTTAATGGTAATTCATTTGGATATGAATAATCTACATCATCATTTATATTATTTAGGAATTTATAAATATCAGGGTTATCTAAACCACCTCCTTCTGTAAAACTACATCCTACCGAAACTATTAAATCGTATTTCATAATATATTTTGTGGTTTAATTCTTTTATTTATATTTAATTTTTTTAAAATAAAATTAGTAAACCAAATATGCCCATTTTTTGATAAATGAAAATCATATATAGATTTATTACTATCATCCCATATAGTTAATTGTAATTTACGAAATATTGTCAACCAACCATAATCAAATGTATCTATGCCAGTATGAATATCATCATGCAAAGATAACTCATACATATCAGAATAATCATCAAATATATTAAATAATAGAGGTTTTTTATTTGGAATTTTATCAGTCCTAATTGATTCCAAATTCCAAAAAATTACATTTTTTACAATATTCATTTGATGTAAATATTTAACTATGTTTACTAAATTTACAACATTTCTTCTATAATAGTATGTAGATGGTATCATATATTTCATAAAATCCTTACTAGCATTAAATTCCATCTCACTTATGGAATTTCCATCATACAATTCGAAATCATCATATACCATATCATATGTTATATCATCCATTTCATTTAAATAGTAAATATATCCATCAGATACTTCTTTCGTTTGTTTCTTTTTTAAATAAAATGGAAATTCGTATCTAGTTATTGTACTACTTTGTATTATAACAATATCATCTTTATTAAAATTAGCTAAATTTTCAATTATTCTGAATAAAATTTTTTCGTTTGGTATACCATTTTGACTAAAATCTTTTAATTCGTATTTTAATTCATTGGATAATAATTTTGTCCATTTATATTCTTTATCCGCATTAGAATATTGTGGTATTTCACCATTCATACCATGACCGGCTGTAAATGAATCACCAAATGTCCAAATTTTAGGCATTATCTATCTCTTTTTTGTAAAATTGGATTATTTGTTGGCCATTCCATTTGATATTCAGGGTCATTCCACTTAACAACACCTTGCTCATCTGCATCTACATATTTTCCATCATAAAATAAATTATAATGAAACATACAATCGGTTAATGCGTAATGTCCATTAGCAAATCCAGGTGGAACTATTACTTGCTGTCTATTATGTTCTGAAAGTATAAACGATTCCCATTCACCATAAGTAGGAGAATCGTTTCTCATATCCAAAACCACTAAATAAATATCTCCTACTGCCGCTTGAACTAATTTCCAAGTTTTATTATCCCAATGCAATCCTCTTAAAACACCTTTATATGATTTAGAGAATCTACCATGTACTGTAATATTTAATGGTAGTTTCATCATAACTGGATGCTCTTCGGTATGTAATGTAGTAAATATTTCACCTCTATATTCTCTATAAATTGATGGTGTATATATTTCTACTTCGTTTCCAAAAGTTTTTGATGGAGTAACTTCAAACTCTTTCCAATTTGAACTCATAATTAAAAATTTTGTGCATATCCTAATGGAAATCCGTTTCTAAATTCAGAACCCATTTTTGGAACTACCATTTGATATCCCATAATAAGTTGATTAATACCTCTATCCAAATCCCATTCTGGCAACCACCCAGTCGCTTCTATTTTAGCGTTTGATACGATGTAATCTCTTTTATCAGGGTCCTCATAAAAATCGTTGTATGATACCGCAAAATCCTTTACATGCGATTGTATCTTTTCTAATAATTCTTGCTTTGAAAGATTTGCAGAACTCAATCCAACATTAAATATTTCTCCTCTATATTTTTCATAATTTTCCAACATAAAAAGAAATGCAGATGCCACATCTTCTATATGAATGAAATTTCTTTTGAAATTCTTTTCAAATACAACAATATATTTATCGGTAATTGCTTTATAAGTAAAATCATTTACCAATAAATCAGTTCTCATTCTAGGTGATACACCAAACACAGTTGCTAAACGAAATGTAATAGCTGATGTATTTGCTCTTAAAAAGTTTTCAGCATCGCATTTAGTCTGACCATAAACTGAAATTGGAGTGAGTGGAGATTCTTCCGTACATTCGGTTTGCCCTACACCAATTCCATAACCACTATTTGTATTTGGGTATAAAATCTTCTTATCTTTTGCAAATCTCACAATATTAAAGATTTGGTCAAAGTTAATTTCTTTTGCTAATTTAGGGTCAGATGCACAAGCGGGAAATCCTACGATAGCAGCTAAAGGAATAATAACTTCTGCATCATTACAAAGTTGTTCTAATAGTGTTACATTACGAACATCTCCATAGATAAATTTAAACTTTGAATTTGATGTATATTGTAACAACGATGTTTGATTAAATAACAACTTATCTAATACCACAACTTCATGCCCTGCATTTAACATTTTCCCAACAATAACCGAACCCAAATATCCTGCTCCTCCTGTAATTAATATTTTCATATTTATAATTTTTCTAAATCCTTACAAAATTTCATTAAGTGATTATTATTTCCAGTCATATCCCAAAATTTATAATCAGTTTCATTTTTAAAATCAAAACAACACATTAATCCCAATTCATTTTTAGTTAAGCATCGGAATCCATATTTGTTTTCTTTTACAAGAGAATCTATATTTTTTCTAAAATCGTTCACAGCTGAACCATCTAATTTTTTATTAGAAACAATAAAGAAATCAGTATAACATTCTTGTGCCCAACTAAAATCTCCTTTTGTATCGGCTGCTCCAATAAAATAAGGTGCATTTACATAATCTCTTAATTTACCTGGAAGTGTTTCCGAATAAATTAATTCATCATCTACCCAAAATTCATATGTATGCGTTTCTCCATCCCAATTTAATGTAAACAAATGTGGTTCATTCCAAAATTGTTCATCCTTATAAAAAATTATTTTATCAGCATATTTTTCTTCATCATCTTCTACATACCAAAAATTCAACATTACCATATCAGGCTTTCTGTAAACAATGCCGGTATGCAATCCTCTTCTCATAAAAATTCCAGCCATCTCATCTATTTGAGAATCATCTTCGCTTTTCTTCCAAGTTCCACTTATAGTCCAACTTGATTCATTCATTACATAAAAAGCAGATGTATCAATTATACCATAAGCGTTATGAGGCCACCATGGTAAATCTGCTAATATTAATGGTTCTTTGTGTTTTACTTTATACATTATAATTGTATTTCTTTTGTGAAATGATAAAATTCTTCTAATTCTGGAAATGTTTTACAAAAATCAGTTCCTCTGCGTTTATCATGTTCGCTGAAGAATTTGTAAAAATTATATCTTGCTTTATGTAATTCTCCATTATCAATTGGCGATATTGACCAATCGTATGTTCTTTTTAATTTTTGAATTTCTAAATCAGAAAATCCTACATATCCTTTTGAATAATATGGAATACCATAATAAAATGCCAATTGAGCTTGGTCAAATATATTTTGCTTAAATTGATGCGGTAATATTTGAACAGTTTGATGACGAGGATGTCTTAAATACGATGTATCCATTAATACCGGTGATAACCAATATCTATCATCTCCAGCATATTCTCTTTTTAAATCATATATTCCTTTAATTAGTTTATCAAAACTAAATACTGATAACATATTATATGTTACCATAAAGGTAATGGTGATTCTAGGAACTTCTCTCAATATTCTATTTACATTATTCCAAAAACGATTAAATTCCAATCCATTACGAATATATTCAGCTTGCTCTCCCCAACCATCACATGAAGTAAATAAAACAAATCCTTTTACTTTATCTTCTTCGGTAATTCTTTTTAATTTTTCAATTAATTTCGTAATTAATTCATCGGGTACACCTAAATTTGTATTAATAGAAAAATCTAAATTCTTATTTGGATTTGGTTCATCAATAATATAATCTAATACTTTCCAAGTATCTCTACTCATCAAAGGTTCGCCACCGGTAATTCTGAATGTGTGTAAATCTCTATATAAATCTGGCCACCACTTCCAAAATGCATCAACATATGGATTATATTCTCTTTGTGGAATTGGCATTTTTTGTTCAGCTGCCAAATGTTTTAAATCATTAAAATTATCTGTTGTATTATATCCACCATATTGTTGAATTTCTTCCATCCATTTTGTAGAAAATGTAGGAGAACAATATGAACATGCAAAATTACAAACATTTGAAAATGCGACTTCAACATAACGTGGGTTAAAATCATCTCTCCAATTTGAATTAATAATTTGGTCTGCTAAAGGCCAACTCCAATCTTCTGATGATTTAAAAACTCTATCCGAATATAAATCCGAATTATCCTCAACCCCCCAGCAATAATCACATTCTGTAGGTCTTGTACCTGTCATCATTTCTTTTCTTTTTTGTTTTTTAAAAAGAGTATTATGAAGTGCTGATGGATTTCGTTTGATTTCTTGTTCGGAAACTTTATGTGTATTTGGGTGGTGGCAACTATGATTATGACCCGTATGTAAGTGGGTCGTAACTTGTGTCCATTTTGCCAAACACATACCAGGTCCTACATTATCCAATTTATTCTTTACTTCTTCGTAAAGTGGTTTTTTATATGCCATAACTATGCTTTAACGTTTATTAATTTGTGTTTATTATATATAGTATCTATTGATAATAATTCATATTTCATTGAATTAATTCCATCCGATTTATAGTCTATTTTACCCTGTTGCATTTGAAGTATATATCTTCTTTCATTTTGAGCGGTAGTTTCACCTTTTGCCCATTTATCTATTCCACCAATTTTAATCAATCCTTCTGTTTGATGTGGTAAACATTTGAATTTACCATCTCGTCTATATGGTAATACTGTATGTGGAATTTCAATTTTTTCCTTTACTACATCCACCATATCAAGTCCTTCGAATTCATTGTCAAAATCAAAATCTAATATAAGACTATCTTGTGGAATTTCTTTATGTAAATTTTTTACTTCCAATTGAGTTAAACATCTATTCCATAATTTTATATCAGAAATGTATCCTTTAAAAAACACTTCATTTGGAGATTTTGAATAACCAATATTAAATGGCTCCATTCCATATCGTTTCAAAGATTCATCAAATGATAATGGGGATTGTGTACCAGTTCCTAATCTTGCATCACTTTCTCTACCATTTAAATAAAAGTGAATTTTTTTATTTTCAGCATCAACTGCCATTGTAATCCAACTCCATTGATTCTCATATCTTTTAATCCATTGATACAAATGCCCTTTCATTCTATCCCAAAGTTGCATTGTATATGCTCTACTATTATTAAATGATACCCCCCAATCATATCCAGGTTTTCTGAATATTGGATATTCTATAAATTGCCTATCCTCATCTCCAATTAACCAAATAGAAGCTTTATCTATTTGCTGGTCAGCTTTAACTAATACAGACAATGTATGTGAATTATTTAAGCAATCTTTTTGTTCTCTATTTGGTCTAACACTTACTTTTGAATCAATACCATTAAAATATCCAACAAATTTCTCTTCATTATAATCTAAATTAGTTTTTTCAGCGTATCCTTCCATTACACATCTCCAAAAAAGGTCATCATCTTCCATACCCCAATCCCAATAATCATTTGAATAACCATTAGTTTTTTCTACTTGTTCTTTTGAGAATATAACTGCTCCTCCAAAGTATTCCTCATATTTTAGTTGATAATCGGATTGTGAGATACGAACTGCAATGTGTTGGGGATTATCATTAGGAAATGAATAATCACAACTCTCATCTTCAGGAACCATATCTATATCATGCCAAACGATGTAATCGCATCCATCATCAAACGCATGTTTAGCTGCAATGTTTTTCATTAATCCTCTATTGAATAATTTATCATCGCATTGATGTGCTAAATAGATTGTATGTTCAATTCCTCTATCTTCTAAAAATTTTGATACATGAGGAACAAACACTTTCATATGTTCTTCTCTATTTCTATATGGAACACATACTCCTAATTTCATTATATTCCTACGTTTATTGTTGTTATTTTATTATTTTTATAAATTCCATGCTCCACAAATTCCAATGTAGATAATCCATCATTATTTAATAATGAATGATTTTTTGAAACTTCATTTATAAATCTTAATTGATTCCATCTCGTATTTTTATCTTTCCATTGACCATTTAAAAAACCATTTTCTTCGTGTTTTAATGACATAAATCGTGATTTGCGTCTTTTTGGAACTGAAACATTTGTATATGGTTTTATCTTTGAATCAACTACCTCACATGCTATTATTTCACCTTTATTTTTATTTTTAGATAAATCTATAAGTTTATAATCTCTGATATAATCAGCTTCATAATATGTTTTTAAAAATTCAGCTGATTTATATTCTCCAAAATTGTTATTAAGTAATTTAGAATCATTATTAACAATTTCCATTAATTCATTTTGCTCTAATATATTTTCAAAATATGCAAAATATTCTACATATCCTCTAAACCAATTGGGTATACCCGGTCTTTCTGGCTTACCAACTCCTATATAAAAATATGGTTCTTTTTTATACTTACTAAATAAAGTTTTAAATGGTTGCGTTTCTCCAACAAAATTCCCATCTTGATACATTTTTACTATTTTAGTTTTAGAATCAAATGTTATCGTTATATTTGTTTTATAATTTGGCTTTATATCCGTATTTAAATATATTGGAGTTAATTCCGCATTAAATCCACAAAAATTATATCTTCTAAAAGATGTATATGATATTGCAAAATCATATCCAGGAATACTAAATACCGTAAATTCATCCGATTCGCGTGTATGGTCTAATGTCAATTCATCAGGACAAAAACACATAGATATTGTAAAATCTTTATTGAAATTTATAACATTTTTAGATTTAATATATGAATCAATCCCATTAAATTTTAATAATTTATTATTTTTACCTAAATTTTTAAAACTGATTGAATCCATTTCCATCTCATGTACCTTACATCTTAAAAATAAATCATCATCTTCAAATCCCCATCCCCAATATTTGTTAGAATATCCATCTATTGATTCAAAGTATTCAACCGGAAATAAAGTTACACCACCAAAGTATTCATCAAAAATTGTTCTTTTTGATTCATCTTCCAATGAAAAGTGAGTAGACATATGTAATGGTGCATATGAATAAGAGTAATCAACGGAAACGGGTAGCATATCAACATCGTGGAATACTACATAATCGCATTTATACTTTTTTGCATAAGTAAAACCAATATTAAGTAGCATTCCACGATTAAATAGTTTTGCATCATCTTGCTGAACAATTATAATCTCATAGTTTATACCTTTATCAGAAAGGTAATCTGTCATATGAGATTTAAATTTTTCTAAATGTTCGTACCTATTTCTATAAGGAACAATAATACCTAATTTATTCAGCATCTTTATCTTTCACAAATTTTTCGTGATATTCTGATAAGTACCATTGGATTCTATTACCCCATTCATCTTTGTCTATTTCTTCAAACCAAACAGTAAGTGCATCTAAAGAATTAGCAATTTTTTCCAATGCTTTAACTTTTTTTTGCTCTAATAATAATAATTCATTTTGACTTAAAGGTTCTTCTTGTTGTTTTTTTGATGTTGCCATAGTTATATTATTTTTATAAAGATAGTATATTTTATTTACAATTCCAAATTAAATAGTAATTATTTTTTGTAATAATTCATTCCATTTTGAATATTCTCCTTGACCAATATATTCCATATTAAAATCAGCATTAGTAATATCAATTTCAAAATTATTTCTTCTAATAGCTTGATACATTTTTAAATATTCTGATGAATATGCATAATCCTTTCTAATATCAGCTACTGCTTTAATTCTTTCTACACAAGTACTATCCCATTTAAAATGATGAACCTGTGTATTATATTTATCTATTGGTGCTATTAATTTATTTTCGCTTTGCGTTCCCCACAATACTTCACCATTTACTTTGGCATAATGTTGACCCGAAGTTATTTCCACATATCCTTTCATTACACATACTTTATTTGGACATGCACCACTTAATGGATATCTGAAAAATCCAGCTAATGGAAATTGTTCAAATATATTTTTATATGGTTGTATTTCAGGAAAACTACCAAATGTTCCTATTCTATCTAAAAACCCACCTCTTACAATATCCCAACCATTTTCTTCACAATCTTCAATCATAAATGGTAATGGCATAGAATAAACATGCAATTCATCATCATCCGATACTATCCACCAATCATCGGGATGTATTTGTTTGGTTTCATTATATAATTGAGTTACATATTCCCAATTAAATTTTTCTTTCTTTTCTACTCTAATTATTTTTGCTGTTGGGAAATTTCTAAGTATATCACCTACTTCTGATAATGTAGACATACCATCCCACTCATATACTACTACATACATTTCATCAACTATATGTTTGTAGTGATTCAACATATGCCAGAGAGTGTTTGTTCTACTTCCTGTCACTGTTACTAATCTTACTTTTTTCATTTAACTTTTATTTTAACTCTTTCTTGTTAATAGTGTCAGTCCTGTCGAGGTTGGTCTTTTTGTTCCAAATATACGAAAATTTTTTAAATTTACCAAATTCCATTCAGTATTACTTTCTAATTCTTTTACAAATCTCGCAGGTCCATCAAATGTAGCAAAATCTTTTTTAGCATTTTCAGTTACAATAAAGGTATCGTGATATATTTGGTCAGTATCGTGAATTGTTATGATACTATTTTCAGACATTATAGTTGAATATAATTCGAAATCGTTTTTAACTCCTTCATATGAGTGGTCACCATCTATATGTAAGTAATCTATTTTAATATCCTGCCTAACAAAGTAATCATAAAATGCTCTCTCTGAAGTTTCTAATATAATTTGTGGACTGAAATGTTGTCTTAAAAATGAATTCTCATCAGTCCAATCAGTAAACCCACCAACTCCATTTGAAGCATCTACTATGATTGTAGTTCCTACATCACCCCACTCATTTGATGGATTTCCTTCGAATATTTTTTGATGCCATAAATCTACTCTTGATTGAGTCATAAGGCGTGGAATAAATCCACCACCACTACCTATACATACGCATGTTTTTGCTCTAATGAATTGAATAAGTGAATATACCATTAATCCATCACCCAAATGCAAATCGGTTGCTCCATGTGTCCAACGATAATTTATAGGAGTATGGATTAAATTACCATCTTCATCGATATTATGATTATTAGTTAAATAATCTTTAACTATATTAAGATTTATAAGACTTTGCATATTTCTGTAACCCAATTTTGTTTATTTGTAAATTTTTCCAATCCTTTTTTTAATCTATCAAATTGCTTTTTATTTTTTTCAAATCCATCTTCCAATATTCTTAAATACTGATAATGGAATTGTTTTTTGTTCATTGCTCTATATCGATACTTTATATCTCTCATCCAGTCCGAATGTATAATTGGTAATTTACCATTATCTATTGCATCAAATATAGCATATCCAAATGGTTCTTTAGTATAGCATCCGTGAAATATTTTAAAATCTTTTTGAAAGAATTTGTTGTGAAATCGGTAATCAAACTCTATGAAATTATGAACATCATTGTTTATCTTACTACCCTCCAACATTCGTTTGTAATCATATTTGTTTGAGAATATGAAAGCAGGAATTGCATCTAAATAATGTGCATTCTTTCGTGTTTCACATCTTGCTGCATAACCAATCTTATTACTTACTACATCTGTATATGGTTTATTATTCTTCCATTCATAGTAGTTTGGTATCGTAATTGTATTTGGAAAGTATGTATGTATCGTATCTTTTTCATAACCTATCCATACAATATTTTTAGAATTATCCAAAATATCTTTTTGCCAATGCCAATCCAATCGTGTCATTAGATTTTCATACTCATCGTTTAATCCTAACATATCAGGTATAAACGCATGAACAAATGTTGTGTGAGTTTTGTGAAGATATTTTTTGATTATAGGATTTGGTTTGTAAGAATGATGTAAAAAAATTATCTTATCACATTCATCTAATATCTTATCTATTTCTTCATCGTTTTGAAAAGTGTAGATTGCCCCTTCTTCTGGCAATAAAGGTCTACCATCAACTACAATTTTGTAATCTTCTGTAACTAATGGTAAGATATTCTCTATAAAGTTATTACACCATATATCAGAACCTCCTACTATATTTTTTCCGTAACCCGTTGTTATGAATACTATCATAAAGTTTTAAAATAAATATCAGTTGTTATCATTGATTCTACATATTCATTTATATTTGAATCATTTCTACCAAAACATATGGTTGGATGATAATTTTCTATATAATTATCCAATGAACAATTTGCCCATTTATAAATTGTAAATTCTTCTACCAATGTTTTAACATCATCATTTTTTGCGATTTGTAATAAATCCTTACCAATTTGAGAATCCGATATATAAATAAATCCGGCATTTGGAATAATAAATTTAGATTCGACTTGCCAAGAATTATTATTTAAAAAATCATTTTTATGATAATCAAAAGAATGTATATCTACATTATTTAAAGTAGATTCTACATCATATTCGTATATAGGTGCTAAAAATTCTTTTGTATTCATATAATTGAAAAATGAATCATCCAATTCTTTTTCTAAACAATAATCCCAATCTAAAAATAATATTTTAGAAAAGTTACTACATGCCTTATCGATTGCTATTAATTTATGAATAAATTCATATAATATAGATGAATATTTAAAATTTAATTTATTTCTATCACATAGAATAGTATTATATCCCATAGAATCTAGTATCGATTTGTTATCGATTCCCCATACATACACAATCTCATTGTATTGTGGTGTTTGTGGTACAATTGATAAATCCATATCGCCCCAAACGGCTCTAATGAATTTAATATCTCGTGTATTTTGATTATTTGTAATCATATTATTGGTTTTCTAATTCTAAAATTCTTTCTTCTAATTCTTCTATTTTTTTAAGAAGTTCTTTAATTGCAGCAGTATTAATTGGTATTATTGCGTTGTAATCTAATGAAAGTACATTATCATATTCTTCATTATTTCCAATATTATTAACTAAATATGGAAAATGTTGTTGAACTTCTTGTGCTATAAATCCAAATGAATCCTTTTGGTCAGTAAATGGTGCCAATTTATTATTCCAAATAAATGATTTTGGTTTTAATTTTTCTATTGCTAACAATGGAGATTCTATATCTTTTATATTTGTTTTCAATCGTTCATCCGATGTTGCAATAAATGCAGATGCTTGAATCTCACCATTTACTCTCACGTTACCCAAAAAAGCTGCACTATACGCAGTACCACCCACACTTGCAACAGGCCCTACTTGTGCAAATCCACCGGCTGATGATGCTATCATACCATTTACACCAATCGAAGTTTTTTCTTCGGCAGATGTAACATCAACAGTACTTCCTGCACTTTGCATTCCATAATAATTCCAAGTAGCACTTACCGATACACCAAACACCCATGCATAATATACCGATGATAATGTTTTTGCTTGAACAACTTCTACATAATAACTTGAACCAACAGATAATCCCGAAAAGGCAACTGATGTAGTACCACCAGGTATATATGGAAATGTGTATGATGTATTTGTACCGAGAATATCCAATCTACTATATACTCTAACTGTTTTTGTATCAATAAGAGTACCATCGCTGGTATATAATTTTACAGTAACTTCTTGTAGTGTAGTATTTTGAATACTTTTAAAATTACTTAAAGTAGTACTCCAAGATACATTACCAGATAATCCGGATTGAGTAGAACCCCCATATGGTACGTTAACTATAATAGATGCTCCTTGTGCGGTGAAATTGGAAGAGTTTGCACTTTGAACTGTATATCCGGTCCAAGTTGTGGCATAATTATGTGTGTATGGAGTCGTGCCACTACCATCGCTTGTTCCTGGTATACTAATAGTTGCAGAAGTACTATTCTTTGTTAAAGAATCTTTTGTAATTTTAATTTTTTCAGTACCACCACTAGATAATGTTAAGTTTCCATCCGCATATAATATAGTTGCACCATTATTTGATGCGATATAGGCAGAACCAATTGACCAACCACCAACGCTACCTCCCGTTTTTGCAGAACCATTATTTTGAAATCCACTATCATTGGTTAGTGATGAAATATTTGAACCAACTTTAAGCGTACCTGTAATTGTTACATCACCTCCAATTGTTAAATTACTCCCATCCCAAGTAATTGATTTAGTACTACCATCTCCAATTGAAAATTTATATCCACCACTATAACCTAAAAAGAATCCCGTTCCCGTATTGTAATCACTTTGTCCGCCTCTAACATACCCACCACTACTCATAGCAATACCACCACTTCCAATAGTAATAGCGGCTTCGATACCAACTTTTGCTTGATTTTGAGGAGAATAGTTTTGAACATTTCCCAATCCAACATCATTACCCGTTAAACTAAATCCACTCAATGTTAATGATGTTGCGGTAATTGCTCCCGATATATTTGCGCCAGTTGCCGTTAGTACTCCAGCTGCTGAAACTCTAAATGGAGCAGAACCATATGTTGTATTTCCTAAATAGATTCCATTAGTATCAGCTTTAAAAATACTATTACCACTACCAATTGCAATAGTACCACCACTAATAGTACCACCACTAATAGTACCACCACTAATTGTAGCAGTTGATGTTATATTACCACTAAATGTACCCGCATTTGCATTTATAGTACCAGCTACAGTCAAAGTAGTACCATCCCAAGTTAATTTATCTTTTAATGAAAATTTACCCGAACTATCTAAATATACACCTGTGGTTGAATCATTATATGTACCATTCGCACCACTACCAATCCATATTTTTCGAGTGGATGTTCTTGCATCCAAATTTATTCTAGCAGCAGATGTATCACCAACTGTAAATAATTCTTTTATATATCCAACTTGTCCACCAATTGCGGGTGAATAAATAACAGTATCTCCTATAAATGAACCACTAAATTGTCCGTTTGCTAATTGTTGAACTTTGGATAGAGATGATGAAAGAATTAATACATTTGAAGCACTTACCGATGAACTTAAAGTTGTAATAGATGAACTTACTGATGAACTTAGTGATGTAATACTACCACTAACACTACCACTTAAAGTTGTAATACTACCACTAGCGGATGAACTATATACAGTCATAGTTCCACTAATAGATGATGAAACTGCCGTTAATTCAGCTGCTGATGCCGATGCTGATGCGCTTATGAATGTTAAAGTTCCACCAATATTATTATTACCACCGGTGAATAAAGCGGATTGTGTAACTGCTATTGGTACATAATTGTTATTTACATCATAAAATTCAAAATTAAATTTATATGTTTCATTACCAACTACCGTAGGCATTGATGTTACGAATTCAATCTCCGATGGAGAAAATGCCGTATCTTGTGATAATTTTAAACTAACATTACCCAAATGCCATTCTCCTTGCGATTGTGAAAAATATAAACTAGCAGTTGGTTCTGCTATTGGTAATGTAAATTGAATAGATTGGTCTTTTAAATTTTTAGTTGGAGTTATTCCATTTAAAGTACTAACCAAATATTCACCATTATTAGAACCACTAATATAAATACCTAAATCACTCGAAGTAGATGCTGAATAAAATGCATCTAATCCCAATTCAAAAACATTACCATTTGTTAAATTCAATGAAGATGAATATTTAAAATAACCACTACCATTTAATTTAACGCCGTTATCAATTCTACTTGAAGTTAATTGTGTAGTTACTCCATCTGCAATCCATAATTTCTCTAAAGTTTCAGATGTAAATAAACCAGATTGACCTACAACACTTCCACTTAATTCATATGAAGTTAATAATTCTTTTGATTCAACTAAAATATCCTGTATTAAATCTGCATCTGAAATATCTCCCAATGAAGTTCTAAATACTTTTATTCTTTTCACATCACCTGCAAATGTATCTATTTGAGATAATTTTATATTTGCAAATGATGAAACTATATTAGATTGTAATTTTACATCATTTACAATTGTATAAATTGGAGAAAGTGTTTCAGAAATACTAGCAACAGGTCGTTTATAAAAACGAATTTTAGTAGTATTTGGCAAAGATGGATTTACATTAATCGTTTTTTGCCACTTAACATTATATTGACCTTCCCATTCAGTTGGTATAGGAGAAACTATGCCATTATTAATATAAGATGCTACCTCCCCTAATATTGTTATTGTAGCATTACCATACGCCGTTCCATCTAATACAACTCCATTTGAATCCGTTGTTTTATTTGGATATATGTGTACTGCTATTACTTTTGAAACACCCTCATAATATTCGGTAACAATATTTGCACCATCTACGGATGATGAAACGATACCTTCACCTGGCTCATGGTAAATTATATCACCATTTGCATCTTTTATTTCTATTTTAATTAAAGTATCAGGTACTAAAAATTCAGAACCTTGTATTAGAAATGCGTTTTTTCCACCAGTAAATGTATCTGGCAGTTCACTTATTTTAAAATAAGTACTATTTGGATTGGTATCAGTTATAAATGTTTGATATCTTTCTAAATTTTCAGGAAATAAAGTTTTTCTTACTAGAGCCATTTAATATCTTTTTTAAATAAATATCTTATAAAAAAATATTATCCCATATTTATATAAAGAAATCTAATGAATACTTTATTAAACTAAAGAAAACTAAAGAGTTATGAAATACGCTATGTTGCAAATAAAAAAAGAAACCCACGAACTTCTCAAAAATTATTGCGAAGAACATGGGTTCAAAATGGGAAGTTTAGTAGAAAACTTAATTAAGAAACATGTTGGTGTTCCTAAACCTCAATCAGGTGTGTTGAAAGCTGACAAGGTTAGAAGTCAATCTTACTAAATCCATTTTCTTTTTTAATTTCTATCAATCCATCTACGATATCTCGCATAGCATCTAAGTGAGAAATCATCCAAATAAAATCGAATTGTGTTTTAAGATACTGCATCATCATAAATAGAGATGATAAATTATCACTATCCAATGTACCAAAACCTTCATCTATTACTAAGAAGTTTGGACGAGGTAAGTTACATACATTAATAAGTGCAACTCTAATAGCCAATCCACTTACAAATTTCTCCATACCACTACACATTTCCAATGGCCATTCTTGGTCATCATAAACAATTTTGGCATTGATTGATTTACCATCCACTTCCATTACAATTCCAAAATCAACAACTTGTGAAAGGATATTATTTATTTCGTTTTCAATAACTGGCAATGCTTTAGAAATTAATTCATAAGGGATACCATCTCTCTTAACTGCATCTAAATAATAGGTGTATAGGCGATTCTTTTCTTCTAATTCCTTAACATCATTCATCTTACCTTTTATCCCCTCTATAAACGAAGATATGGAAGAAATAGAACCATTCACATTTGCTATATCTTTAGTTACTTTTTTGATTTCACCATCAATCTCATCTTTGGTTCTTTTTAAACCAAATATCACTTCGTTAATTTGTACATTCTTCTTAATAGTTGCTTCATTATCGTGATATTTCTGAATATTAACTTTAACCGATTCTAATTGGTGTTCTAATAATTCCTCTTTAGTATTTAATCCTTGCAATTCTGCTTCAGATTTTTCTTTAATAACAACTGCTTTACCATATTTAGCTCGTAACTCTAACATAGTATCATATTGAGATTTTGCATCTTCAAACATATCCATAACATTAGAAAATCCACTTAAATCATTTAATGCTTCATCTACATTAACCTCCAAATATTCTAAATCTTCTTTTGCTTTCATTGCATCCTTTACGAATACATTATCACAACAAAATTTACAATTAGGGTCATATTGATGCGAATCCAAATGTTTAATCTTTTCTTCCGCTGCTTCTAAAGTTTTTTTAGCAACATAGTAAATATTATTTGCTACATTAAAATCTTTTTCCGCTTGTACATAATTTGAATTAGCTTCTTCAACATCAATATATTCGGTTTCCGAAAGATAGAATTTCTTTTTATCTTCCATAGATGCCGATATCTCACTAATAGTTTCGGTATATTTTTCTATATTTTCAACTTTAGCTTTCTTTTCTGCAAGAATATGTAAAATATCTCTACCAATTGAATTTTGTTGTTTTGTTAAACTATCCAAATCCAAATTACCATCCATTGGAGTAAGTTCCGCACTTAATCCAACAATTCTATTATTTAAATCAGTAGAATCATCATTCAATCTACCTAATTCCTTTTCTAATTCTTTTAATTCAACTTTCTTATCTTTTAATTCAGTTGCTTTATCAGCCAATTCGGATGTAAAATCGGTTTTCTTAAAGTTTTTAATTAAAACGGATACTTCTTTAATATCTTCGGTTGCAGTTTCGTATAATTTATCGAATACATTCAATCCCATAAATTGTGCCAATAAATCTTTTCTTTCCGATTGGGATTTATCAATGAATAGGGCGTTATTACCTTGCAATGATAAAGCAGTTAATACAAAATCCTCATACTTACCAACATATTGTTCGATAATTTGATTTGTATCTCTTCTTTCCGTACCATTTAAAGATGTTTTCTCATCACCATCTTGTCTCCAAAATTGTACATCTACTTTAACATTCTTCCCTTTATTAATTGTCTTTGCTGTTCTTTCAATATGATAATCTAACCCATCTATTTGAAAGTGTAAGTGACAAACGAAATCCGATTTACGATTGTTTAGAATATTAGCTGCTTTATACGCTCTACTACTCTTATCATATAAACAAAATGATACTGCATCAAATAGAGATGATTTACCTTGCGCATTTGGTGCAAATAATCCCATCAATCCACCTAACTTTGTGAAATCAATTTTGTTATTTTCTCCATAACTAAACATATTTGAAAACTCAAACTTAATTGGTTTCCATTGAATATTTCTTTGAACATCTTCATTTACAATTCTACTATTAATATCTCTATTGATTATTTGTAATTTATCTAAATCTTCTTTAGCTACAAAAGGCATCATTCTCTCAACATACTCATTGATAAGAGAGTTCTGATAATTGATATCTGAAATATCTTCAAAGTCTAATTTGTTTAATCTATTACCTGTTTTTGATTTAGAAAGAGAATCGGTTCTGATAATTGTAAAATCCTCAACACCATATCTCATCTTAATTTCAGCCATTACTCTTTTAGTATCAGCTGAATCGGTATTAGATAAACGAACTCTCAAACGAGGTTTCTTTGGCATATCTGATACGATAGGAACTTTCCCATTATCAATATCCATAGTGTAATACCCATAATCGTTGTGAATATCAACTGCTTCGTAACTCATTGTATCCAAATCCCAAATAAGGAATCCATGCTTATCCAAAGTTTCACCAAAGTTTTGTTGAACCAATGAACCGGCATAAACTACTTTACATCCTTTTGGAGAAATCATCTCTTGTCTTTTGTGGATATCACCCAATAAGGCTAAATCATATCCATCGAACATTTCGGTTGTGAAATGACGAGAAGATACTACATATCCAATATCGGTTTGAGAATTATCAACTGGTCCGTGAAATAAAGCAATCTTTTTGTTTCCACTTAAAGTTTCTGCTTTAGGCCAATTCGTTTTATCATCAAATATACTGAATACACCAAAATCTATTCCACCGATAGAGTAAACTTGCGTATCTCTCAAATATGTAAAGTTTGGTAGATTTAATGCCTCCACAATTGGAGTAAGTACATCCAATCTATCGGAGTTGTTCATATTACAATCGTGATTACCTGTAATAAGGATTGTTTCACAATGTTTAGAACATTCCGTAAATAACCAACTTATCTCTCTAACTAATTCAGGAGATAATTCTAATTTAGCATGAGCAATATCACCTGCTAAATAAATGATTGAATCTTCCGTTCCTCTTTGACGAATTTCTTCAAACATTTTTTCAAACACTTGTCTATACTCATTGTGTCTTTTCACATTACGAATGTGTACATCGGCAATGTGGTAAATCTTTTTTAATTTACTCATAATATTACTTACTTTTTTTATTTACTAAATCTTTAAATAAGATTATTTTTTGATTCTCACCAGTTGGTTTTACAAATAATTCTTTTAATTCTTCACCCGTATGCCATTTCATAGAAGATGATTTGTGTTTAGGCAATCCAGCCGTTTTACCTATTATCTTCCAATTATCAGCCAAATAAACTGCGCCAGTATTTCCACCGGCAACAAATGTTATCATCCACTTCAATTCATCGCCATACTTTTCTTTCCAAGCAATTGGTGCAAGTAACCTTAATTGTTTAAGAATTTGAGTACCTGCATTTGGTATTTTTTTAGTCATACAAAATCTCCAATTGTTACCTATCGAATTGAATATTCCTTTATATTCCTCTTTACTAACTTTCAATTCATTTAAGATATCTTTTGGTGGCGGATATACTGATGAACCAATTCCTATCATACCGATTGGATATTGTGGAAAACTATTATCTTCATATATCAACCAATCTATTCTTCTACCAACCGATGCATTACTTGCTACATACGAATGGTGTTTTTCAATTATATTTTTAACAATAGTTTTTTGTTCTTTTGATTTTACTTGAACTAATATCATAAACTCATAATTTTGTTTAATAATAATTCTTCCGATGAAAACTCTTTAGTTTTCTTTAGTTCTTCATAAAATTTATCGTATCCAATTTCAGATGCATCTTTATCCTTCATATACATCATCTTAACATTGATACCTTGCTTACGAAAATATTCCGCCGCTTTAAGCGCTTCGTTAATTGCATCGTTATCCAATGAAATAATAATATCACTAACTCCACTCATAAAGATTTTCTCTACTAATAATTTTGATGGAAACTTACCTAATAATGGAATTGCGTTTCTCTTAATTGTTATCGCATCGAATACACCCTCACATAATATAATTGGTTCATTCCAATTAACTTGCGATTCTAAACAAATTACATTCTTACTGATTGGTGGGTTTTTGTATTTCATCTTCTCTTCTGGATAATACGAACGAGAAACAAAGTAGTTTAATTGTCCATCACAATTGTAGGATGGTATAATTACTCTTCTACTATATAAACCATCTTTACAATAACCTATGTTGTACTTAACAATTTCTTTTTGTGTGATTCCTCTTTCATTTAAATAATGAATAGCATGTTTATATTCAGGATTAAATCCTTTTGGCTCTTCTGCTAAACTAATAAATTCTTTTGGTAACTGAATGAATACTTTCGTACCTTCATCTTCGTTTTGAGGATTGTAATTGGAATCTCCATATATTTCTCTAATAATAGATATGGTCTTTCTATCAACATCCAATCTTTTTAATAGAGAAGTCAATTTTTTACCGCCACTATTACAAGTCCAGCAATGCCACTTTTGAGTTTCGGTATTGACTTGTAGTTTTTGTTTGTGATGATTGCAAAATGGACAATAAAAGGCTAATTCATTACCCCTTAAATTGGAATAACTACCCAACGCATTAGAAAGCGTAGATATTACGATATTTTTGTCAGTACTTTTCAACACAATCCAAAGATACGACAAATATTTTAATTTTCCAAATATTTTAGAACCAATCTTCCGGTATTACCTTATCGGCATACTTAAATCCGTTCTTATCGCACCAATCTGCGTAAGTAGTTTTTGAGTTTTTACTTATTTTGTTCTTTGAATTGGAGAATACGAATCGTATATCCAAGTTGGGGTTTTGTTGTTTAACCAATAGATGCTTTTTTCTATCAGCTGCAAGGAATCTGCCTTTGGTTTCTACGAAAATACCATTAGGCAACTTAAAATCAGGATTGTAAGTATGTTGAGAAGCAGGTATAATATAAGATACCTTTTCGGACTCATATTTAACCTCAATCCCTTTACTTTCGATTTGTATTGAAATATTTTCTTCAAGACCAGACTTAAATCCATATTTTCTAGCAACCCAAATGCTAGATTTTTTTGTAACTTTTTTAGCCATTAATAATTTTTTTATTTACTCTTCATAGAATCGGAGTACTTAGGTGTTACTTTCAATTCCCCACCTCTACCTGTTTTGAATTTAGTAGCTGTTAATACTTGCTCATCTACTTTTTTTAAATCATCCGTAGTGTAAGGAGTTTGAGATTTAACACCAGCTTCATGTGAAATTTTTTCAAGACCCAATGCTGATTGAGCTGCTTTGTATAATTCTAAAATCTTTGACATATTTTCTATTTTACTTATAAATATTAATTATTTTCATTTAATTCAAAAAATGTTGTATGAGCAAATCTAACAAATCCATTTTTTACAGGATTTACACCATGATTTATATTACTGTGTGTAAATTCTAATAATGAAAAATTTCCCAATACAGGCTTAACTTCATATTCATTTTTATTATTAGTAACTATTGTTAATTCACCACCACCATCTATATATTCCGTTTCAGGTGTTAAATATACAATTAATCCACATATACGACCTGGATTCAATCCATCTCTATGTGGGCATATCATATCACCATCTAAATACATAGTAAAATTACTATTATTTTTGAAATCAGTTATTTTATAATTATTAGCCGGATACATTCCGTTTACAATATCGAATGCAATATTTCTAAAATAATTATTTAATTGATTTGTAGCTGTAAATTCATACCATCTTTGCCAAATATTTAAATTATTATCTTTAACAAATTGGTTTCTAGCTTCTACTTTATCCATAGAAATAGAATCTTCGTAATTTTTATCACCTGGATAATATTGATATCTACATCTAATTGATTTTGTATTATTTTTAGCAAAATTTTGTAATGATTTTATATTATCATATAATTCAGATACATTATCTTCTTTTACAAAATCAAATATGTTTCCAACATAAACGCCTTCTTCTATAAAATCTTTCGGATGAATTGGGTTAGTATTCATAGTATTATTTTACAAATCAAATCGTATAATAAAGTTGACAGGAATATCTGGTTCAGATTTTATTGGTTGTGGTAATTTAGCAACTGCTACTAACTCACAATCATCATCATATAAACCAATTGTTGTTATAAATGGTGCAAGGAATGAACCGGTTGTATCAATAGAACCACTCATCTCCCAATGTTCAAATCCAGCTTTTTTATTTCCAATAGAACCACTATATGTG